TTAATTTCCCGAATTTGCCGAAAGGGCGATCAGGCGTTCATCGCCCAACCGTTCCGGCCAATAGGAAACCCCGCGCAAATGCCCGTTTAAGGCCCCGCTTTGCCCGGCATAACTCCCCAGCCGGATCGTGTTGAAATTGCGCGGCATAGCAAAGCCGCCCGGCGATTTCAAAATCGCCCCGTCCTTGGCGACCGCCACCCCGTCATCCTCCCACGCCAGCACGATCCGCCTGCGCGTTCCGGGCACAAGCCCGCCATAAAGCGACTGCGTAATGATCGGCACGCCAGCCTTGCGCAATGAAATCCGCAACTGATCGGCCGCACTGTCATAACCAAGATCAAGATGATCATCGTTCAAATTCCCGGAATGCATCTGCACGATCCGCCAGATACCATCCCAGGCCGTCGGCAATTCCAGATCAAAAACAAACGTCCCGCGCCCGGTTACGCCCCGAAACCAGTCACCGGGATCGAGCATCACATCATCCATCGCCCGTGCCGCCGGAATGCCATTGCTGATCAGATCGCTGGTCAAAACCGGCCCGGTCTCAAGCTGCGCATTCCAGATCAGGATCGATGCCGGATTGCCCGAAATCGCGGTGCTGATTTTCGGGTATCGGCTGGTGCCCGATGCGGTTTCCGCAAACCCCACCCGTCGCCAGCTTTCATCAAGGCTCACCGCATGGTTTGACGCCCCATTCACCCCGCCCAGCATAATCTCCGCCACGCCCGAAACCGCCCGCGCCCAGACGCCAAAGCTGTAAACCGCCCCCACGATCAGGTCATCGACCCGCTGATAAAGCCCTGCCGTGTTGCCCGGAAGGTCAAGGCGTGTGGCCGTGATACTCCCATCCGGGGCCGCAACCCCGGATGCGCTTGCGCTTACCCCCGCATCCTTTTCCCAAAGCGGATTGGCAAACGTTGTGGAATAGCGCAGCAGATTGCTTGCCGCCGCCTCGATCAAAAGCCCCTTCGCCCGGCCCAACCCATCATGATCATGGCCCGGCATATCCACGCCAATCTCGGTCAAAATCCCGTCCGCCCCGCGCACGATCTTGGGGCTCGCCCGCGTCACGCGCAGGCAGCTTTCCAATGGCGCATATCGCATGCCCATTTTGCATTCTCCGTCCCTGAATAATGAAATGTCTTTGGATCGACGACCGAGCCTGCCGCCCGATTGACTCCCGCCTGCGCGGGAGTCACGAACAGGCGGAAAAGCCTCATCCCCATAAGCCGTCATTCCCGCGAACACGGGAATCCAGTCAGCCGTGCCGCAGCCTCAAAACCTACCCGCCAATCCGATGCAGATGAAACCAGCTCATCACCGAACCCGCCGCAATCTGGCGCGTGATGCTGTCCGAATGGCGCACCCGCAGCCGAAGCGCATTATCGCTCGCAATCCCGATCCGGGCGATGCCACTCACCCGCACACTCTGCGTCGCATTGCTGCCCGACCCGACAATATCGGACGCCTGCAAATGCGTGCTCCATCCCGCCGCCCCCTGTCGTTCGACATAAGCACTGACCGCCACCGCCGTCTCCCCGATGGCGAAATTCACCCCGGCATCGACATGGTAAAAACCGGGCGGAAGGCTCCCGACCCCATGCAGGGCGGCGTCATAAAGCCCGTGGCTATCCTCCGCCACCTGATCCCATTCGACGATGAAATAACCACCCGCCGGAATATCCTGCCCATTGGTGCGCAAAAGCTTCACCACCGGCCCGCCCTCGCGGATTGATACCGCAAACCACCGCGTCCCATCACAGATCAGATCAACGCAATCCCCCCGGATCGGCAGGGCATGAACACTACGCACGCCCCCGCCATCCAGCGGCACAATCTGATCCCCGCTGGCCGCCGCGATATCGACCATCGTGCCATCGCCATTGACCACCCGGTATCGCACCCCGTTGCGCGCGGCACTCACCCCCGGAAGGCTCAACCGCCCGCCATTCGATAACCGCACCAGCGCCCCCGTCTCGCGGATATCCATGATCCGGTCGCCCGGCGCATCAATCACCGGCATCCGGCGTTCATCCTGCCAAAGCGTTACGTTTTGGGCCCGCAGATCAAGGTCAAACGCCGCCCCCGCCATCTGCTTCTGAAACCCCGCAAGCGCGGTTTCGGCCCGCGTTCCGGCGGCCTCGGCCCGGTTCGCCGCACTCATCGCCATCGCACCATGCTGCCCCGCCGCTGCAATCTCGCCCGCATCCGGCCCGTTCGCCAGCCCGTCGCCCTGATCGTTCCACACCAGGGCCCGACCGGGCACCATCCGCGGCAATGCCAAGTTCCCCTTGCCCTGATCGGCGGGATCAAGCCGCAAACTGCCCACCATCGCCCGATCAATATCGCCAAGGGCCGCGGTCAGATAATCCAGATCCCGATCCACCGCATCCCCGCGGGGCGATGCCGAACTGCCATAGGCACTCAACCGCCGTAACCGCAAATACCGCCGGATCGAAATCACGGCCCCCACCGATGGCGCGACCTCAAAAATCACCTCCCCACCGGGCGCTTCTTCGGCGTCATTTAACGCCACATGAAATCCGGTCGTGACCGGCTTTCCATCAACGCGTACCGCCACATCATCACTGCCAAAAACCGCAAACTGAAACGGAAAAACCGTACGTTCCCCGTCGCCGGCAAAGCCGACACCCGCCCCGCCAGCAGCCTTAAATACCACGCCCATCTCATCCCCCTAAAAACCCGAAACCGAACCCGCCGCCCTGGACTCCCGCCTGCGCGGGAGTGACGAACGGATGGAAAGGCCCTACCCCAAACCTCGTCATTCCCGCGAAAGCGGGAATCCAGTCAGCGGTGCCACAGCCTCAAACCCAACCACCGAACCCGCAAGCCCGATGGACTCCCGCTTTCGCGGGAGTAACGAAAGGGCGGAAAGGCCCTACCCCAACCCCGTCATTCCCGCGCACGCGGGAATCCAGTAAACAGTGCCGCACACTCAATACCCCCCCACCAACCCCTTAAACCCTCACCACCCATCCCGCCGTGCAAACCACGCATTCAACCGGGCGACCGTGTCATCCTGTGACGACCGCAAAAGCGATGTTTCGCGATAGCTCGCCTGCCGGTTGACCTCTGCCCGTCTGCGCGCCGCCGCATCGGCATCGGCCTGCGTTTCCGACAATGCCTGTTTTTCAAGCCCAGCCAGAACTGCACTGGCCGATCCGGTGGCCCCACTTTGCAGCCCCGCCGCCCCTTGGCGTGCGCGTAACCGTGCCTGCCGGATGCGCAATTCCTCGGCCCGTTCGCGTGCGCGCTCCGTCTCGCTGGCATTGATGCTGGCAATATCGGCCTGCCGGTTGGCTTCGGTCTGGGCCGTGCGGCTTTTCTGATCCGCCCGGTTTGATGAAATCTGCTGCCCGGTTTGCAGGGCAGAAAGTGCCATTGGTGCATAGGATGCAAACGCGCCCATCAGTCATTCACCCCCAATTCGCTGGCGACCCCCAGCAATAAAAAAGGCCGGGGAAAATCCCCGGCGATCCGCCATAATCCATCATTGTCCCGCCCGGCACTGCCGCGCCGCCAGCCAAGGGCGCGCAAGCTCACATCACCGCTATAGGCCGCGTCTTCGCTCCGTCCTCTACCCAGCGTCACATCGCGCAATCCCCGCCCGGTATCAACGCGCAATTGTTCGGTCTGCTGCACCCGAAACGTCACCGACACAAGCCGCAACGCATTGCCCCCATGTGCCCGCGTGCCATCCGACCCGGCGGGTGGCAGGGCGGCAATTTCATGGATAAACGGCAACCCGGCCACAACCGTTGAAACCGCGTCGGGCAGGCCGATCGTGCCGCCCGACACCGTAATATCGCGATAAAGCCGCCCATCGGCCCACACCGCCAGCGTGACATTTTCCAGATCACCAAACCCGCCCCAATGGCGGCGCGGGCTTTCGCCCTCGGCCAATTGCGCGGTGATCGAAAGATCAAGCCCGCAGGCGTCATCAAACCGGCCAAGGTAAAATTGCCCAGCCCTCTCAAGGCAAAAGTAAACCTGCCCGCCCGCCACCGCGACGGCACGAAACGCCGCACCCTCAACACTTTGCGCTGACCAGGCGGTGATCGCCTCGCTGCGATAAAGGGTCAATGTGCCAAGGCTGCCATCGCCCATCACCACATGCAAAAGCCTGCGATCCGCATCAAACGCCTGATCGACCGGGCCCTGCACCAGATGGCGCGATAAAAGCGCCAAATCCGCCGCCCCATAGGCCTGCTCGACATCGGTAAACAGAAATTCGCGCAATTCCCGGCCACTGCGTGCGGCAAAGATCGTTGCGCCATCCACATTGACCAACGGCACCGTCCGGTCCGCCCGGCTGCCAATCCGGGTCTGGCGCGTGACCTGGATATTGGCCGGTGTTAACGGATCACCCGTCACCATCCATTCCGATCCGCTGGTGAAAACCTGCAAATGGCGGCCTGCGAAAATGCCGGTAATCGCATTGACCTGATCGGCCAGCAGGGCAAATTCAATCGCCTCGTCATCCAGCCCCTCGCCCAGATCGAAATTGAACAGGTCGCCCGATTTCGACATCCACAACCGGTTGGGCAAATCCCGCGATCCGCCAATCACCATCCGGTCCTGATGAAACGTCACGCTACGCGGCCAGCCACGAACCGGCGAAAAGACCTGTTCCTCAAAATCCTGTGTCGTGCTGGCATTCGGAAGCACCTCTTTCAAGGTAATGGTTGCCAGTGTCGCACTCGAAACCCCGGCAATCTGCCCCTCGATCCCTTGGATGCGCCAGCGCGTGCCAACATGCCCGGCCTCAAAAAGCGGCGAACTGGCGGTGATGCTGATCGTGCCACCAGCGCCACCTGTGCCCGATGGCGTGATCGAAACCGCCGGATCACCAAATTTATAGTATGGCTGAAACTGCTTCACCGCCGTTTCGCGCCACGCCCAGTTGGTCAGCTCCCACGTCCCCGCCCCGTCGTCTGATCCTTTACGCGTCAGGCGCATCGGCTCGACCTCCGGGTGGGTGACAAGCAGCGTATCGGCACTTTGCGTCCAGTTCAGAAGCGCATGGTGGATAATTCCAAACGGCGTCTCAAACCCGACAATCGCCACCCCATCGCGATAAACCGTGCCCTCGTAATCCCCAAACACCATCAGATAGGTCTGCTCGGTATTGAACTCGAACGGGATCAACCGCACCGGGCCGGACACCGCATCAATCAACGCGATACCGGGCCTGCGCCGCACCCCGCCGCTCGGCTCGATAAACACATTGCGCAAGCGCGCCGCCCCATTGCCATAGGCATTCAAATCCGACCGCCCCCACAATTCCGGCGCCAGTTCACCGGTCGAAAATGTCGTCTTTTCCAGAACCCTGCGCGCCATGTCGTTAATTCCCCGATCCCCAAAACAAAAAGGCGACCAAAATGGCCGCCTTTCCGTCATCTATCTGATCCGTGATCAATCAGGCGTTACGCCGCCCGCTTCCACAAACCATCTTTTTCCACAAAGCACTCTTGCCCATAACCATGTTCAAGGTCATCGATCCGCGAAAACAGATCTATCAGGGCGAAAGCCTGATCGCAGCCTTCTTTCTTAAGAAGATAGAAAGCACGCAGCAGCTTGTCAGCAGTCGGATCGATAGGGTCGGCTCGCTTGCCTTCCCATCTCGCAACCGCTGCACGTGATTTACTGATGATATGTCCCAAAGCTTCTTGTGACAGCCCCAGCATCGAACGCAGGAATTTCAATTCCTGCCCACGGATGGGACGGTTGCTCTGGGTAATGTCCAGCGCAATAGCCTCATGCAACTCGTCGATTGCATGAATACGGTACCCGCGACCATAAGGCGTTTCTTTGACTTCAAAGCCGTTGGTCAGATACACGTAATCCAGTCCACACTGAACATAGTGCAACGTTTCATCACGACTCATTTCGGGTCCATCCACATAACAGTTTTCACCAGAATGGTGTCATCATCCTGGAAAATGATTGTTGCCGCACCGGCCTCTCGACCACCGGGCATCCTCTTCACGACGACAACTTCCCAATCTTTGTGTTCATTTTCGACAGGAGCACCCTGAACATCACCTGTCCTAAGAATTGCCAGGACATCGACCGTGGTCAAATCTCTTTCATCAAGACGTTCAAATGCGTGGTCGGAGAGAAAGAAACGGTTTTTCCTGACCCGTTCCCTGATAACGGTCTGTGCTTCATCTGCACGCAGGCGGCTCCAGTGGATCGGACGTTTAAAAGGAATAATTTCGGCATCGGGATTTTCTTTCCCTATCTCCGGCTTTTCCTTTTCTCCATCCTCTGCCATACCTTCTCCTCTCCGTTTGTGTATCAATATGATACATTTCGCATCGAATGCAACTCAATTTCTTATCTTATCTTTTGGATAAAAATCCCGCTTTATAACGATTTCGTTAGCCCCGCGCCCCGATCAGGGTAAAATCCCCAATCGCCCGCGGGGTTGATTGCTGCGCATCGGCCAGCCTCGCGCTGCGAAACTGGTCCTCGGCGCGTTTAAACAGATATTCCGCCCGCGATGTACTTTCGGTCAGCGGCACACAAAACTCCGCCGCAAGGCGCATAATCAGCGCCAGATCGAAAAAGGCGGGAAACGCCCCCTCCGCCATTCGCCCGACATAGCGCAGATACGCCCGATCCGGAGTACACCTCACCGCCCCCTGCACCAGCTCAAACTCCGGCACCGTCCCGCCATCCGTCTCAAGCGACAGCAACCGCATAAAATCACCGGGCAGGACAAACATGCCCTCGCCAGCGCCCAAAACGTCCTCACTTTCCCTCCGCGCCAGCCAAGCGCCCCTTGCCGCAAACCGCCACGGATACGCCGCCAGCATCCCGTCGCGAATGGCCGGATACAGCATCCCCGCCACCTCCGCCTCGGCGGTATCATCCTCGAACGAAACAATCGGTGCTGCCCCGATCATCACCAATGCACGCGCACAAAGTGCGATGTCGCTCAGTGCCATATCGCGTTCCCTTCAATTCCCGGTTGCCGATATCGTTGAAATATTGTCAAAATCCGTCTCAACCGACCGTGACAGGGCCGGGCAATTTGAATGGAGCACCAATGTCCCGGTTCCCGTATGTCGCATCACTTGTTTTCGCGGGCACTTTGGGCCTGTCTGAACTGACCCCGGCCTTGGCGTCCTTCGCCACCCCAACACTGGCCACCCCTGCGGAAATCGCCCAGAACACCGATGACGATCCCCTGATCCGGGAATACTGGCGCAAGTCCTACGCAGGCAATGCCGAGGCCCAACGCATACTGGGCGCCATACTGTCCTACGACTATGCCGAGGACGGCGACATTGACGATGATGAGCACTTCACCATCACCCGCCTGCTTGAATGTGCTGCCCTGCAGGGTGACCAGCCCGCCATTGATCAGCTGCAAAACATCAACGCCAGTTTCGATATCAGCGAAACCGGCGAATGCTATTACACCGGGGCCGGTTACACCGCCGACCAGAAGCAAAACGCACCAGACATTTCCGACACCGCAAACAGCCATGATGGCGATTATGATGGCGATGAAGACGCCCTGCGCGCCCGCGCCATGAATGGCGATCCGGCCGCACAGTTCGCCCTCGCCGAATATCTCGAAGGACAATTCCTCTTCTTTGATGCCTTCGAAGAAGCCGAAGGCTGGTACAATTGCGCTGCCAAACAGGGTTACGCCCCGGCTATCGCGGTTCTGGCCGACGGCGATGCGATTACGACCTACCCGGCATCAGAACCCTGCCCCTTCACCAACCGCACCATGGATGCCGACGGCACGATAACCGAACGCTTTACATCCTCCAGATCCATCGTGATCGAACCGGCACCTGCTGCTCCTGCTCCTGCTCCTGTTTCAGCCCCGGCCATCGCATCCGAACCGGCGATGACCGCGCCGACACCCGATACCGAACCGCTCTTTGCCGCTGCGCTGGCCGCCTATCATGGCGATGGCGTGCCGCAGGATTTCACCCGCGCGATGGAACTGGCCCGCAAGGCGGCGGATCATAACCATGCCGGCGCGATCAACCTGATTGGCGTCATGTATCTCAACGGATCTGGCGTCGCACCCGACGCCACCGAAGCCGCCTATCACTATCGGCGCGCCGCCGATCTGGGCGATGTGTCTGCGATGGTCAATCTGGCCGATTGCTATCTGCATGGCATCGGGGTCGATGTCAGCCTTCCCCGCGCACGCGAATGGTATGAAAAGGCCGCCTCCGACGGCGACGCCTACGCTCAATACAACCTTTCCGCCATCTACCAGTCCGGGGCCGAGGGCATTGACCCCGATCCGGCGCTGGCCCGGAAATGGATGAAGCTTGCCGCTGAAAACGGCGATCCCGACGCCCCTTACCATTACGGCCATTTCCTCGAATACGGCATCGGCGGCCCCGAAGACCCGGCAGGCGCAATTGCCTGGTATCAGAAGGCCGTCGAACTTGACGATACCAACGGTTTTGCCGCCATGGGCCGGATGCATTATTACGGCGAATACACCACCGAAGACCTCGAACTTGCCTGGTACTATCTTTCGATTGCCGCCGCGCGCGATCATGTCGAAGCCAAAACCTGGATCGAAGTCGCCGCCCCCTCCGTCACCTACGAACAACGCACCCGCGCCGCCGCCCAGGTCACCAGATATCTGGCCGAAAAAGGGGCGCAGTAAAACCATCGGACGGCAGGCTCAGCGCCGGTTTTAAGGATGCGGCACGATAGACTCCCGCTTTCGCGGGAGTGACGGAAAAAGGCTCCTTTTCCCTGCCGTCATTCCCGCGCAGGCGGGAATCCAGTCCTTCGTGCAACAGGTAAAAGCGGGGCCCGGAAACCCGGACCCCGCCCATCATTCATCCGTCAGATATCAGGCCGAAGCCGCCACCGGATAAAACGCCTTGATCGCATAGGTCACCGCAACGTTGCGCGGACGGGTTTCTGTCCCTCCCGTCTCACTGGTGGGTACATTTTGGAAAGGTGATCCATTCCCCATATGCACCTTGCCAGCCATCCCTGTGTTAACACCCCAAGTCTCTATACCGTGAGAATGCGCTTTGAATTCATCAAGTTGCGAAGACGCGAACGCACGTCCCTCATCCACGCCACGACCGGCATCCAGACCTCGCAGGAATTCCCCACGAAGGTCCGGCAGGTTAAAAGTAGAAATCTGGTCTCCATCGCCCCAAACCGTGCCGATGGCAGCAAACAGATCGGCATATTCGGTCCGCGAAACCGCCGAACCGTCACAAACCAGCCAGCCTTCCGGCGGGGTCAGCATGGCAAAGGCGGTGACCGAACCGATTTCGGAACCGAAACCGCCACCATTGCCGCCGTTACCGCCATTGGCAATCAGGGTGTTGATCGCCTGCAAAAGCTGGGTGTCATCCTGACGGTCCGGCGCGATATTGGCCGCCAGAACAACGTTCAGAACTTCGCTGGCAACCGGTGTATTACACTGCATGGATATTCTCCGTTTTGGATAAAAGAAAACCCGGCAGCGGGATGCTGCCGGGGCGGGGGAATTGGGTTTGAAACCGTAAAATCAGACCTTGATGATGTAGTTCAGCACCACGAAAGGCTGCATGTTGTTGTGGGGCTGATCGCCGCCGGTTGAACCCGATGACATTCCGCCGCTACTTTGAGGACGTACCGTTGAATATGGTCCGCCATTCAGAATCTCATTGACCAGATTCAATGAATGACTGTGCGACGGCATCTCATCGACCGTAAGCTGATGGTTTTCAGCCCCGGCCATAGCACCAAGCACACGATCGCTCAGATCAACACCCTGACCGGCACCAATCGCGGTGCGACCCCGCAGATCAGGAAGCTTGAAGCTGCCCGGTGCTTCGCCTTCGCCATAAACCGTACCGATCACGGCAAACAGATCGGCATGCTCGCTTGCGAGAAGTTCGGTGCCATCACACAGCATGAAGCCCTCCGGCGCCGTCGCACCGGCAAACGGCAGCACCGTGCCAAGCGGTGTCGCACCACCGCCGCCACCATTGCCGCCACCCGAAATCAGCGTATTGATCGCCTGCAAAAGCTGCGTTTTGTCATCGCAGTCCGGCCAGATACCCGCCGCCTGGATAACGTTAAGCACTTCGCATTCGACTGGTTTGGAACCCTGCATGGGCATTCTCCTTTGTTGGACATAAAATGTTGGACATAAAAAAAACCGCTCCTGCCGGGGCAGAAACGGGTCGAGGGAAAACGTAAAAATCTGTTGGTAAAACCGCCAAAACCTGGCGGGGCGGCCCCGATCAGTCCGTATTCGAACTGCCAATCGCCGTCATATCGCGCACATCAACACCCAAAGCCCCCGAACTCGCAACGACGAACAATCCGCCTGACATGTTGGCATCGCGGTTGGTATTGGCGATGATGATGTCACCGATCCGCAGCATGTCGCGCGCATCGGCAAAGTAACCCGCCGTATCAACATCGGCGGCGAAATCCGGGGTGATGTAATGCCAAAGCGTAAAGCCGTTGGCATAGGCCAGAACACTGAGGTTTCTGGCTTTAAAACCTTCTGCCATTTTGGTCTCCGTTATCTGTATGGAAAATCGTCAAAAGCCGCGGCCTATTCCTTGGCCCGGATGCAGCTCACCCCGGCATCATCAACAAGCACCGCCCCCTGGCTCATGGAATTGTTGACGAAATGCGCCGCATGGTCGCCGTGCCAGGTAATGTCGGACTGCACATCGGCCCCAATCGCATGGCCAATCGCGGTGCGGTGATACCAGAAGCACGACCGGATGCCATCCGCCACCGGAAGCCCCGAATGCGGCATCCACAGCGTGCCAAGCCACCGCTTGGCCTGCGTTCCCTTCCACGGCAGATCATCATCGCCGACATAATCGGCATTGGAAAATTCGTTGACCTGCAAAAGCTGCGACCATTGTTTCCAGCCAACAATCGCATAACGCTGCCCGTCATCGGGCACATCACGGTTGCCCATGCCCTCAAAGGCGGCCATCACCTTGCCAAGGGTCAGGCCGGTATCATTGTGATCAATAAGCTCCTCGCCGCTTGCCAGCGCATTGATGATCAGATCATCGGTCTTGCGCCCCAGCGCATAAGCACCGGCATTGGCCAGAACCATCTTTTCATCGTGATTGGTCTTAAGCTCGTCGAGCGCATCGACCCAGTCGCCTGCATAATAATCGCGAAGGTCACAGCGCACCGCTTCATGTTCGGCATTCATCACCGGCACCTTGCCGTGGCGCGCCTTGGTGGTCGCCTTGCCCTTGCCGACTTTCTGAAAAACCGTGCTGGCCCCCTTCACACTGTTTTTGACCCGCACCGTATTGCGAAGCTTCGATCCCATCCGCTGATAGGCCTGATGCACATCGGCCTGGAAATGATCGACAAAGCTTTTATCGATTGTCACGCTCATTGGTTTTGTATCCTTCTGCCCTAAAACAATTTTCCGACCACCGTGGCGATGAAACAGCCCGACAGCGCTGCAAATCAGGCAATTCCGCCTTATTTGCACCCCGAACCGGTCATCTTGCGGTCATGGTTGAGTGGTTTGGTGTTGTCGTTCGGAACCCCGCCTGCTCGGCCGGTTTCGAACACCTGTCCGGTTTGGCCGGACCTGTTGCAAAATTGATGATCTGGAGTTTGCGTTGCGCGCAAAACTGTTTGCCACCATCGCCCTGATCGGGATTGGGGCAGCGGGTTATACCCTGCTGCCCTATACCCCTGTTCCCGGCTATTTCAACGATTTCACCAGCCGGGTTTCGGCCCTTGCCGGGTTTGGCGCGGAAAATATCCGCAACCGGGTTCTCCCCGATCTCGAAGCCGAACTGTCCAACGCCGATCTGGCAATTGGCGCACCTGTTTTCGTGCGCGTCTTCAATGCAGATCGCGATATCGAAGTCTGGCTCAAGGCAAACAACCGTTACCGCCTGTTTACCCGCTATAATTTCTGTGATGCCGATGCCATTACCCACGCCAGTGACGGCGATGGAAACTCCACCGGTGCCGATAGTGCCACCATCGGCAATGCTGCCGATCTTGGCGTTTACCATGTCACGCGCGACGACCTTGCCCCCAACAGCCCGTATCACCTTGAAATCGCCCTGACCCCGCTCACATCGGGCAGCCCCGAAGAAATGGCAGAACAGGCCCAAACCGGCCAACCCGCCCTTCGCGGCAATTGCGAGGGCACGGGCGGCATCGCCCTTGAAAACGGCGATATCGAGCCGGTCTATATGCTGATCGATACGGCCCTTCGCGCCGGTCAGGCACAGGTGCCCGTTCACGTCTTTGAAAAACGCCAGAACATGGATGATGCCGTAACCCTCACCGAAGACGCCTTTGCCAGCGTCCCGGCGCCGGGCCTTTATGACGTGTATGCCACGTTCGAGCGCACCCGCATCCCCCCCGAAGTCCAGAAAACCGATGGCCGCTATCAGGTGAACTAGGAAATGCCATGCAGGCGGTCAAAACCTGCCTGCACCTCGGCGACAATCGCCGGATCACGGTCGCGCCAGTATCGCGGATCATTCATTTTGGCCCGGATATCAGCACGTAAATCACCTGTCGCATCGCTTGGCCGTCCGGCACTCAATCCCGGCTCCGCCCCGCCGCTCATCAACCGATGAATGCTGCGCACCCCATCTGCCGTCTGACACAGAACCTCAAACGCCGCGTCGGGCAGGTTCTCGCGCCCCCATTTTTCAATCCGCGGCGCGATCCGCTTCCAGTTTTCCGCCCCGCCAAACTCGGCCGCCAGGGCGGCCCGATCCGTGGCACGCTTGCCTGCGACCTCGACCTCGCCAACTAACGGCCCGATCACCTCGGCCGCCAGATCATAAACAAGCTGCGCCTGCGCCCCGGTAAATCCCGCTTCATGCAACCGCGCATTCAAGACCGGATCAACCGCCCCCAACACGTCATCAACCGCAATCTCATATCCGTCGGGCGTTTCGGGAATGCTGTCCGGGTTAAGGGCCGCGATGGCTTCATCGGCCTCAACCTCACCTTCCGGCAAGACACCAGCATCGGAAACCACATCCTCCGCGCCACTTTCCAAATCTTCCAACGCCTCAGGCACGCCACCCGCCGCATCAGCCGGGCGCAACAGATTACCCTCTGCTCCATGCCCGGCTTCTGACCGCGTCAGGTTCTGCTCAATCGTCATGATACACTCTCCCCTCTCCGCGCAGCCTCTTTGCTGCCCGGTTCCTGTTCATAAAATTGCGTTTTTCCTGATTAACGATACACGCGACACCAAGTCTGGATTCCCGCCTTCGCGGGAATGACGGTTGGGGAGAATGATACCGCCCCAATCTCTCCCGTCACCACACCCTCCCCGTCACTCCCGCGAACGCGGGAGTCCATCGTGCCGCAGGCTCCAAACTCACATCAAACGCTCTACCTAACCCACCTTCGCAGGCAGAAGCACCTCAGGACCAACAACAGAAAAGGGGGGCACCTCGCCCCCATCCGCTACGCCTTCGTTTACGCTGCCTCTTGCAAGCTACGACCAGCACCCGCGGCCTTAAGCACCGCACCCTCCCCGCCAAAATCGCGGATGCGGCACCGCTGTCTGGATTCCGGCCTTCGCGGGAATGACGACTGGAACGAATAGTCGCGCCCCCTCTCCGTCACTCCCGCGAAGGCGGGAGTCCATCGCGCCGCATGCACCAAACTGGCATCAAGCACACCGTCCGCCCGACTTCACAGGCAAAGGTGTTCCAACAAAAACGGGCAACCTCACCCTTTATCCGCCGCGCCTCCGTTTACGCTGCCCCTTGCAAGCCGCGTCATCTGCAAAACCAGCGACCGCTGCCCTTCACGCATCCAGATCGCCCGATCCGGGCTTTGCGGGCCAAGCGCCGTTCGAAGGATGCTGCGTTCAAGCTCCGCCAAAACCTTCTGCCCCGCACTCGTGCCAAAACATTGCTGCCAATGAACCCGATCCACCTCTTCGGTTTCGTCGTCGGCGGCGGACGCCAAGCCGTCAAACCAGTCCCAGCCACTCATACCGCATCCTCCAAAACGCCCGCCTCAAGTGATGGCTCGACCGGCGGTAAAACCGGCATCATCGGCCTGAGCAAATGGTCCGGCACGCCAAACTGATCGGCAAGCCAGCGGACCATCTGCGGCATGTCGACCTCGCCCAGCGCCTCCGGCCCCAGCGTCGCAATGCGTGACAGCCAATCCATCGCCTGCCCGGCCTGTACCCGTTTGGGCAATTGGGCCAGCGGCGCGCTATGGCGCAACTGCACCACATCACCGTCAAGCGGCATATCGGGAAGCTCCCCACGCCGCACCAGAATATGGATCGCCCGGCGAATAAGCGGATAAAGCAGCTCCGCCTGCAACCGCCCATAAGTCGCCCCCAGCAACCGGGCATTTTCCGATGCCCGTTCCAGAACCTCGGTCGCGGTCATGCCGGGCTGGTCACTTTGCCCCAGCCGGTCGGCCAGCAAGCACCGCCGGATGCGATCGCGCAAATCAGACAGCACCAGATCGGAAACATCAAACCGCCCCGGCGCATCAAGCGGCGTTAACCCCGCCGAGCCCACCGCCTTCGGGATGATGCTTCCGGGCACCAGCCGGATCGCCGCCGGGTTCAAAACCCCGTCATCATCGGCCTGCCAGATGCCCGTCACCGCGATGGATGCGTTTTTAAGCACCAGCTCGACAACCTTGTTCGCCGTCTTGATATCAGGCAGCGCCTTCATCACCGGCGACCTGCCATAAACCTCGCCCGGTGCCTTCATCCAGCGAAACGCGATATAGGGCGACACCTCAAAACGGTCCCGATGGATCACCCCATCTTCGCCGGCCAGACCACCCGAAACCCGACCGTCATCTTCGAAAAACACGCAAAGCTGATAGCCCCCCGAAATCCCCGGATCGGGCAAAACCGCCTCGACCACCGCATAACGTTTCGGGCTATCCCCCGCATCCCGGTCATCCCTTGGCAATTTCGCCTCCGGCCATTGCCGGGCGATCTCGTCCCGGGTTAGCGACAGCTTGCGAAACACCGCATCCATTCTGCCGTCAAAGCGTTCCTCGAACGCCACGTCTCGAAGCGGCACCGCGCCAAACCGGAATGCCGACGGGCTTAAAAAATCATCCGCTTCAAGCCGAAGGCACGCCGTCCCCGCCGTCACCAGATCAAGAAACGCCTGATGCATCTCGACTGCGAAATTGGACCGGTCAAAATGCCCCTGCAAAATGCTCGCGGCCCTTGCAAGCCGCGCGGTCAGAATGTCCCGATCCGCATCCGCCACATTGCCGCCCGGCTCAAACGTGAACCAGCCACCGCTCGGCGGGGTGATTTCCGCCATCAGGCTGGCCGCAAGCTGCTCGACCGCATCGGGGGCCGTGGCATCAAACACCCGATCAAATTTCTTTTCCCCACCCGATGCTACCGGCTGCTCGCTTGCCCCGTTGCGTTGCGGCAGCGCGAATTCATAACATTCCTGCCAATGGCGCATCCAACCGCGCTTCTGCCCCATCGCCGCCCGGAACCGGGCCCGCAAATCGGCAATCGCAATCGTGCCGGTTTTGGTTCCGGCATTGCTGCCTGCCACGGCGCTCGCACCAGCACCAGCACCAGGGCGGCCCACCGGCTCCTTCGCCATCCGGCCAAATCTCGCCGTCGTCTGGTCTGCTCTCGACAGGCGGACATCCTCCGGCCTGGCTTCGGCCTTGTCGGTTCCCGTCCGGCCAGTCCCAACCCGACCATCACCACGCCGCGTCTCCGCACCGTTGCCCGCCGCTCCATCGGTGGCGGCCCGATCAGACGTCGGACGCTTTGCCGCCACACCCGTCTTCCGCGCCGGGCGGACCGGGCGCGCTTTGCGGTTCTGCCGTTCTGTCATCGCCTAATCCCCCAAAAGATTTTTGCCGCCCGCCGCACGGTCGATCCGGTCCGAAAGCAACCCGCGAAACCCCGTACCGATCAGACCGGCCCGGCCATAGCGTCGCCGCTCCAGCGCCTCGGACCGCGCCCGTCGTGCCGCTTCTGCCGCACTTTCCCCGTCATCGACAGTCGCCGGGTTTGCGGACGGACTGGTGGCAATTGGTGGTGGCGCTGCTGGTTTTGGTGTCGAAAACAGACTGCCCATGATGCCCCTTTGCCTCCCTCTGCCTCATCCCATAGACGGGACCTGAAAAACCAAACGCCCCAAACCGGGGCCCAAAAACAAAAAAGCCCCGAAACGGGGCTGAAAACAAAACGCCCGCAACGCGATGAAGCGATGCGGGCGCAATTGTGGTGTTGACTTCTCCCTTATGGCACAAAGAAAAGAACAAATCAAGAACATTTTTCAGAAAAAAACACTCTCCCACGATAAGCCTTTGTTTCTGCGCGTTTTATCGCGCAAAAAAGTTGATGCGGCGTCACGGTCCAGAACCCGGAAATGCCCAGCAGCCGTTTGACGAACTCGACACATGTAAACGCGCCCAACCGCACCCGCTTTGGCACTTCCGCCGGATAACTGACCCAGATGCAGTCAAACCCGCGTGCCCGGTAATGGGCTTCGGGGTCGAACAGAACCGAATAATGCCAGACATCACACGCGATCCTGTGGCTTTGCGGATCAAGGCAGATCCACTCCCCGGCACGTCCGCCCGACATCAGCACGAAACAATGCCGGAAACCGGGTTTCAGCCACCGCAAAAGCCGCTTTTCCGGTGCATCGGCAAACACGACAAGCACATCGCGCATGACGGGTTCGGTTGGCAGATTTGCCCCCGGATATGCGGGCTGTTTCGCCGCCGCCAAAGCAGGTGTGATCGCCTCTCGGGTCAAAGTCTGCATGGCGGCAATTCCCCCGTCATTTTGATCATTTTCTCGGGATGGTGAAAGGCATCCTCGGCCCCCGGAAGGACGATATCACGCGCAATCAGCGCATCCTGCAAGGCCGCCATCGCATCGCACCAAAGATCATATTTCGGCTTTTCCCGCCCATCGCGCGGATCGGGCGTGCGTTCCACCAGCCCGTAATATTCGATCACCTGCAAATGCCGGTCGCCCAGTACATTTTCACGCCGTAACCGCATGACCGCGTTATAAATATCATCCGGGTCGCACGGGCGCACAACGTCGCTGGCATCGGCCACCACACGTGCCCCTTCGATCCGTGACGCCTGGCACCGCACAAACCAGAACCACGCCTGCATGGCACTGGAAAACGGGGTCGTCACGCGGTCCGCTATCGGCTTGGGAAAAAGTCTCTGTTCACTCATTTCGCCCTCCTGCTGATCTGCCTGTCTCGCATCAACACCCCGAAAAAGCGTGCAAACCTCCCCTTTTGCGCATCATCGACTGCGCAAAACCGCCAATTGCCGGATATGTAAAGATTGCCAACGTGATACGTGCAAAACCCGGCTTATATGCCGTTTTCCGCCATTCTGACCGCATCAAAGCTATTTCCGGATGCACTTCCGGTGTTGATCCACAAGCTATAATCCCTTTTTGTTCTCGTTGTAAAGGATTAATTTCCTATTTCGCGAACAGCCGCAAAAATGCTCGACTTGGCGGTCACCGGATGAATAATGGCCTTTCAGATATCCGCAACCAGACGAGAGACTCCCATGAGCTGGGCCAGCATCAAAATGACGGAACAGGAAGCAATGGGAATATCGACCGATTTTGTCGATGCGTTTGAAAAGCTGTTCATTGCCGCCAGAAAACCGCGTGACGCTGCCCTTTTCTGCTCGCGCGAACTGGGGCCGGATGATGCGTTTTTCCTCTCCCCCGGCGCGCAAAAAATTGCCGCCTCCCTTCTGGCCCTTCGCCCGGCCACGAAATGCAAGGCCCCGTCGAAAAAGGATGTGATCCTGCTGGCGGGCCATGATGACGGGATTGCGCTTCTGCGCTAA